TGCCAAGTCTCTCGCCTTCCTGTATCCTCGTTCCATCTTGCGTATCTACTAAGATGTATAAACTCTTGATACGTTGTTGGTAATTTAATTTGTTTCACTTTTTGTTTTCTCCTCTACCCATAAGTGTATTGCTATTATAGCATAATGAATAATCTTTAATAAGTCTGCTTGGTTTCTATGTTCTCCTGTAAAAGGATTAGGTTTTTTACCATACCTCATTGCATATTTCATTATGTTCCCTATACAAAAGGCTTCTCCGTATCCTGCATCTATTATCATATCAGTTGCTTGATATTTTCCGTAGCCATAATGTCTCTCATATGTACTGTCTACATATCTTTTAATCTGTTCTATTGTGTTTCCTTCGTTAAACCTGTACTCTATTTCTTCTTCATCATCTATTTTTTTATTTGCATATTCCATTAGTTCATCTAGTGGTATACCATTTAGTTTTATATCTACATCTTCCATTAGTTTTCCTCCTTCCAACTATCAGGTAAAGTATCTCTACTAAACCATCTAAAGTTATTTTTTTCTGCCCACTCAGCGTGGCTTCTTTTAGTTCCATCCTTTCTTTTCTTAGCTGCTGGCATCGGTGCGTAAGGATCAGAAAATAAAAACACCAACTCACATTCTTCGGGCAATGCTTTTCTTATCCATTTGTATTTGCTGTACTCAGGATAATCCCAAAACCTACCCTTTGCCTCAAGGTATATAACTTTGTCTTTTATTATACGAATAAAGTCAGGATGATAAACATGTTCAATGGTGTATTCAATCAAACCTTTGTGGTGTTCCCAATTTTTTAACTCTTCTTGGTGTAGTTCATACTCCCATTTAGAATGATAACCTTTAGGCAATCCTTTTTCAACGGGTCTTTTCTTTCGGGGTTTTCTCATATAAGTTCTCCAGCAGGATCATAGTTCTTAGAAAGTTTCCAGTAAGTTAAAATACTATTAAACATTGCTAAGTGTTTTTCGTGTGACTCTTGATCCCATATATAACAAGAAATAAGATCAGTTTGTTTTCTATCTACAAATATAGATACTCGTTCAGGGTTATCAAAGCCTAGTCCTTGAGCGTAAGCAGACAACTGCATAGCGTGGCTGTCATACACCAATCGTTTAGGATTTTTACCTTCAAGGTTATCTTTAGTTTTGAAGTCTACAAAGATTCCTGACTCAGAGTATAGATCTATCATTCCACCATAGCCTTGAGAAGCACAGAAAGAATCCTCTGCTATCCACGTTTCATCGGGATAGTGTTCATCTAAATATTTTCGTACTGCTTTGTAGGGTTTGTTTGTGGATTGACCAAGAAAACCTCTTTCAATCATGGCATGTATTTTTGTACCTAAATCGGCAGCTTCCATGCCCGGCTTCTTAGCTTCTTGTTTGCATCTATAAATAAACGAGCCGTCTGATTCTCCATCCTCTTGTTTCAAAGAGAGTGCAGAATTTAAAGCTTGATTTATTTTCCAGTTTTCTAAAGAAGGTTTAGCAATAAGATCCATTACAGTAGTTACTGAAGGTACTAAATTTAAAAGTTTAGCATCTCTTAAATTAGTGTTTCTTTCTTTGCCGTTGGCTCCTATAATGGTGTACATAGGATCGCCTTCTTGAGTGTACCAGTGTCCTGATTCAGAGGTAAACTTATTATACATCTGACTATCAGTTTTGTCAATTACTTTCTCTATTTTTTCTTTTAAATTTTTCATAGTTCCTCTATCACATTTATTGCTTTACTAAGTTTTATTTTAAACCACTCACTATTAAACTCTGTTGCTTTTCTTTCTAAGATTGCTTTTGCTTTTGATTCAGCAGCGTTTTTATTTTTAAAGAATTTTTTAAATAATAAATTATAATCTCTATAAGGACTGCCTGTTTGATAACTATTACACCTGTCTTCAGCATCAATAGCCATTCCAATTTTAAGCCACCCAACCCAAGCAGGGTTTTCTATTAAATAAACATAACCTCTTTTTTCATTATTGTATTTTTTCTTAACTTCTTCTGTTATACTTTTTGCTTTTTTTCTTAGTTTTGATCTTTTATTATATTCTCCAACACAAAAATTACAAGCGTATTCATGTCGTGCTACCCTAGATTCTTTCCAATTATAACTAAGCTTTTCTCTATCTTTAACTAACTTTACTCCACAATGAGTACATGTTGGGTTTTCTTTATAGCTCCAATTTTTATGATATCCTTTATGTTTTTTAGTGGGTTTCATGCCAAGCATCTCCAATTTTATATTCGCCATCTAGCGGACAACGTAATTTAAAAAACTCTCCTGCGTGTTTGATTGCTCTAACACCCAGCATTCCAAAAGCTTCAGCTTGTTCCTCTTTAACTTCTACTTGCCATTCATCGTGTATGTTAGCAACAAACTTATAATCTATTTTTTCTTCTTTAGCTAACGTATCTAATATTACCAATGCCATCTTCATAACAACAGCGCCTGCGCTTTGCAGTAGTGTATTTAAAGCTGCATGTTCGTGTCTAACAAATACTTTTCTTTTATCTAATCCAAACAGAAAAGATCTTTGAGAGGCTTTTTCTACTTTACTTCTTAAAGTTTTAAAGGCTGGTAAGTTTTCAAAGAACTGCGCTCTAATTTTTTTACCTGTTGCTTTAGTACCACCCACAACCTTGCCGAGTTTAGCATCTCCAGCACCATACATTAAAGCATATATAAATGTCTTGGCATTATCTCTTGTTTTAAGTCCAGCTATCTTTTGATTTCTTGTGTGAATATCACCATTAATTATTTCGTTTGTGTATTCTTCATCATTCATATAATGAGCAAGCATTCTTATTTCTAATCCTGAAGCATCGATACCTACTAATTTATATCCTTCAGGAACTGTCCAACACTCTCGACACTCTTCACCATATTCACTTTTTAATGAAGGAACCTGTGCTACATTAGGACTGTGGTGGCTCATGCGAGAAGTAATTGTACCCATAGATATTACTCTACCATGAATCCTTTTATTATCTAAAACATCTAGCCAAGAACTAATCTGCGCTATTCTCTTTTGTAGTAAAAGAAACTCAGCAATTAATTTTGCTTCTGGTATATGCTCTATTTTCTTGAGTGTTGGTTCGTCTATAATCGGTTGTCCAGTTGGTGTAAATCTTTCTGGCTTCCAACCAAAGTCTGTTAAGTATTCTCCTATTTGTTTGCGAGAACCGAGATTAAACTCTTGAAACTTTTTACGCATGAAAGGTTTGTAGTTTTTAGTTTTTGAAACTCTTTCAAATTCTTCATCTGTCAAACCACGTTTAGAAAGATCTCCATCTTTTTTAATATAGGGAGTCACTATCTTATCATCAACCCATTTAGGTTTGAATACTTTTCTTACTTCATCTTTTACTTCTTTCATTCTTTTATTAAGAATAGCTAAAAGATTCATTCCTTTTTTCTCGTTAAAATAAAAACCATTTCTTTCTTGTTGTTCAAGAATAGTAGTTACTGCGTGTTCAACCTCTAAACATTCGTCACTAAAACCTGCGCCTTCAATAAGAAGTTTATCGTACACTGCTTCGTTTACAATAACATCCTGTATACAATAAGGAATCATTTTAGGATCGAACACATCCCATTGTTCAGGCGCTTCTTGTTTATATACTTTTACTCTATAACCCCAACCATCGAGGCTATGCCCACCTTCTCTTACAGGATTATAAAGACGAGACATCACTAATGTATCAGTAATCTTTTTATTATTTGCTAAGTCTATGTTGTAAATAGAATTTAAAACTGGAATATCAAATCCAATTATATTATGTCCTATTAACTCATCAGCATTTTTAAGTAGCTCAAGACCTTCTTCTATGTTTCCTTTGTCGTAACTAAATACGTGCGTGTTTTCTACACCAAGTTCTTTTATTACAAGAACCCATATAGTATCAGGATTTTTTAAACCGTTACATTCAATGTCAAAAATTAAACTAGAACTGTTCATCTTCAAATGTCTCCTCATCACTTATTTCTTTAAGCCTGCCTGTTTGTGGATCATATTTTAATGAACAAGCATAGCCTGTATATCCAGTATATCTAGATTTAAGAACACGAACAATTGTTGTGTTTGCTTCGTCTTCATCTTCAGCTTGTTGATTTCTTTCTACAGCAATGACACAGTCAGACAACTGCGCTATAGCTTGCGATCCTTTTAAATGACTTAACGAAACTTGAACACCTTTCTCGTGTCCATGATCTCCACCTACTCTGCGTAAATGAGATACCAATATCATACCAACTCCAGTTTCTTCTACAAGACTACGAAGCCTTGTCATTAATAAATCAATACCTCTACGTTCATCGTTATCGGTCAGTGAAGATACAAGCATATGTAAGTGATCGATAATTATCCATTTACATTGGCAACCAATAATCATGTATCTAAGCTTAGAAAATATTTCATCAATATCATTAACACCAAGATGAGCATGTATAAACACACGACCTTCGTCTATAACAGAATCAAAAAGCTCTGACAATTTTTCAGGTGAGTATCTATCACGAATCTCGTTAATATATAAACGATCATTTGCTTCAATAGATACAATACCATCTGCTGTTCTCTGCCAGTTCTCTTCAAGAGCCATGATGCCAATGTTATCATCGGTTTGTTTTATTAACCAGTGTTCTAACTCTCTAACAACAGAGCTTTTACCGAGTCCAGTACCACCTGTAAGTGTAAGCAATTCATTCTTCCTTAGTCCGTATAGTTTTTGATTCAATCCTTCATAAGGATAAGCAATGCTTTCTTTTATTTCTCGGGTAAGCCACTTATCTTTTTTGCTGGAGAGTTCTAATATTCCTGATGGTGTGTAGGTCTTTGCCTCAAACCAAGCTTTAGTAAACTCCGCAAACTTATTGTTGTTAAGCATATCATTGGCATCTTTATATCCGTTTGGAAGCTGTATTATTTTTGCTTTGCCCGGTTTTAATATACGAGCTACTTCTCTTGATGCTTTTCTTCCTGCTTGATCATTATCAAAACAAAGAATAACATTTTCAAAAGACTCTATAAATTCTATGCTTTCTCTTATATCTCTTACAGCGCTTGAAGAACCTCTTTTAATAGATACAATAGCTGTTTTAATTCCTAACTCTGCCACAGCCAGCGCATCACATTCGCCTTCTGTTATAGTTAGAAACCTACCGCCTTTACTAAAGAGTTGTTCTCCGAACAAACCAGTTCCTTCGTATGTTCCACTGACTCTAAAACTTTTATTATTAACATACCTTGTTTTAACAGCTACAATTTCATTACCATTATAATAAGGATAAACATGTTCTATAATATTTCCGTTGGTATCGTATACAACTCTAACACCATATTTTTGTGCGGTTTTTTCTGATATATTTCGATCAGTTAAAGCACCATAAGTTCCTGTGTAAGAACTTAAATATGAATTGGTGTTTGCTTTGTTTGTAATACCTTCTTGTTTATCTTTATAGTCGGTAAAAAAAGCACCGCAACTAAAACATTTAGCTGATCCATCTCCGTTTAAAGAAACAGGATCTGAACCACCGCATTTAGGGCAAGGCAGTTTGTGTTTTACAAATGTACTTTGTTGTGCTTGCATTTCTATCTCCAAAATGTATGGCTAGACCTGAGAAAACAAGCCTAGCCATTAGATTAAGACTCGTCAGAGTCTGTTTCGATTTCAGGCATCGCTACTTCACCAACAGGAACTTCTGCTTCCGTTTCTTCACTAGCTTCTCCGTTTCTTAAACCAATTAAAGTATTAACCATACCGTTTTTTGCAAACTGAGTACTGATTAACCTAATATTTAGGCTTCTTTCTTCAGCAGCTAAGTTAAGTACGGAATCAAAAACATCTCTTTCAAGATCTGTTTCCATCTCACTTCGATGGTGTTGTATATCATTAATGGTTATTGCTGGGTTATTATCTTTCATTAAAATTCCTCCCCATCACTTGCGAGTAACTCATCACCATCTTGTGAACGACCAGCTACAAGTTTATCTTTAAGTATTTGAACCGCTTGCAAATCAAAACCTGCGTAGTTGCCGTATTGATTTTCGCCAGTGTATTCAGAGTATTGAACTTTAACTTCTGAACCATTGCCGATTTGAACATCAACTTCGTTTTTGCTCTCGTCAAACAATCTAGGCGCAGCACGTTTCATTCCATTAGGTCCATCAACTTTACGTCTTATGACCATATAAAAACCATCCTCATCCTGTTTAGTTGGAAAGCCTCTGGATTTATAGTCATTATATTCTTCTTCAGATACTTCCAAGTTAATAGTGTAAGTTGGTTGAAATTTAGTATTAGGAGTTGTAATCCATGCATACTTACATTTACCTTGTTTTATCATATATAGTTCCTCTATAATATTTTGTAAGGGTTGGCGAGCAGTCTACCCTTACGAGACACGATCGGTTTTATTAGGAGATAGAGGGCATCCCGATACTCTTAATTCCCTGTTCTCTTTTATGTGCGTATTATACCACAAAACAAAATGTTTTGCAAGTTTAATTTAAAATATTTTCATTGTCGTCTTCCTCTAAATTTATTTTCAATGTAATATCACCGCCTGATTCTATAATCAAGCGTCTTATTTCTCGCAGTGGTTCTGCTTCTGTATCAAAGTTCCAAACTTCTTCGTCTTTTATCCGTAAAACATGATATATATATTCCACATACGGCATTTGTACAATGTTATCTACTACTTCCTCAACATTATAACCATAATTTTTTAATTCTGTTGGCTTCTTTTCTCCTTCCATCAACACTGTTACTACATATTCATCCATAATTCTTCCTTTGCTTGTTTCTTTTGATTAAATAAAGTTTCTAATTCTTTGTATGTTTTAATGTGTGGATTTTTTTTAAGTTGTTTAAGAACCCAACGATCAGACATAAACAATAACTCAAACTGATTGTGTAAAAAAGTATGCGTTTGTTCGCTGATGTATTCAGAAACATTATCTATTGTTATTTGTTTACCTTCTTCTTTAGACAGCAAGCTCCTCAACCATTCTACTTGAATGATCTTAGCTTGTTGTTTTAATTTTTTAATTTGTTTTTTCTTCATATAATAAAGTCCTGTATTGGAGGATTGTATTCGTCAACCCATACTACTGTAGTACCAAACAAATTAGCATTATCTTTTGTAGGAATTAAAACAGCGTTGTTGCATATGTACTGCTCGTGATCCTCAATATTATATTTAAACCAATGAAGTTCTTTGTACTTGCTCAACTCATGTTGATCTACACAGTACAAATTGTAGTCTTTATTATACCACATTTTTTGTACAAAGTCCACATCTAATATGAGTTTAGCGGTGTCTGCCATAGACAATAGATTTGAATTGTGTTCTTGATTTATAATAATTTCTTGTACTGTTTGACTCTTGGGATCAATGTATAAACCTTTCATGTTGTCCACCATGCAGGTTTATCTCTGCCTCGTTCCCACTTAGCATAATGTTTTTCGTTAATACAGTAGTTGCGATAAGCAACAATAGGATCGTTATCTTTGTATTGATCTGGCATAGCTTGCGCTACTGGTGTCATCTTTCCTTCGTTAATATTTAAAGGACAAGGTTCTAATACATCTTTTAGTTTTGTAATGCTACCATGTTCTCTGTCATACCTATGTTTATATTCATCTCCTAATGCAATGAAGTGTTTATATAACCATCTATAATTATCATAAGATTCTCTTGCCCAAACAGTACAAGGATGATTCCAGTAAGCTCTCTTGTATAAACCTACCTCATCTGCATACTCATCACCATCTAACTCTCGGTGTGCTGTGCATAACATCTGTGCTGTTTCTAATGGCATCTTAACTAACATTTTATCTGGCTGTGCTTGTGCTGATTTCTCAGGGCAATCATAAAAATAAAATATGTTCATTGGTTTACTCCAATAATTAAAATTGTTATTAGTAAAATAACTGAAAGGATGTGAAACGAATACTTAATCATAATTTTTCTCCTTTAGGCGGTTCATAACGATGGTTATCGTTGTTCCATTCTAAGTCTAAAGCGTGAACAAATTTATATTTAATAATATCTAATGTGTTTAAATCACTTAAATACATGTCGTTCATTTCTTTAATACTATCTACAATACGATCCAAACTGTTTACTCTGTTAATTAAATCATAGTATCTTGCTTCCGATATCTTAATAGTTTTCATTGGTTCTTTTTTCTTTTTAGTTCTAGCCATTATTATTTCCTCTTATTATGTATAGATTACAAAGCCATTGTCCTCAACTTTGGCTTCAGCTTTTGCTCTAAGACCAACAACTACATTGCGTGGATCTTTAAAGCGCATGTCATGTGTATCACCATCAATAACTTTACGACCACGAAAAGTTTTTGGTAGTTTACCATTAAAGACTACAGCTATATTGTGCTTAACCTTATCAAACAATGCTGCATATTTAGAATCAGCTTCGCTGTACGACCATGTTAGATGGTAGTTAAATATGTAGTTTGTTTTTCTTGTGGGTATTTTGGTGTAATCATAGAACTGTACTTGTGGAAACATCTCAAAGATAGTTTGTCCGCCTTCAACAATAATATTTTCCCATGGTATATCAGATGTACCATTGAGTCTGATTGCTGGCTTCTTACCTTTACGCTCACAAGCACCGATAAACTTTATAATATCTAATACCAACAACGACATAAATTCTTCCCGGTTATTAAGAAACAACTCAGTCTTACGCTTTCTAGCATCTTGGATACTAGGAAATACACCACCCAATCCTGCTGTATTTAAACAGGCATCCTTACAGCCTGCCTTAATTTGATACGGACAGATACGAGTATTAGTAGGATGCATGTGTAATATGCACGACCAATACTCATCTTGCAGTTTGTTGCCCTTGTCAACTTTAGGATTGCTGTTTACTGATAATAGTTTATAGCTCATCAGACTCAAT